AAACACCATTATACTACTCTAGTATGTATAAATACATACTAGAGTATATTTATATATAATACACTCTCAGACCGCTTCGATTTTAAATCCCCTCTTGACAAAGTAAATCTTTTCGTTTACAATGGTGACGAAAGGGGCGGTAAAAATGGACGAGCAGGAAAAGGTTACCAAAAAGAAAAAAGAGAAAATTGTCACTAATGGGGCTGAAATCGTAAAGGACGTAATGAAGCGTCAGGACATTACGATAGTTAGGCTTGGGGAAATTTCTGGTCTTGGGTCGAGACAAGCGGTGTATCAAAGGCTAAAAGATGGAAGTTTGAACCTTTCTACGTTTTTTAGGCTTTTGAACTCAATGAATTACCGTATTGTTGTCGAGCCGGACATGGGCGATATTGGAGATAAGGCATATATTGTCGAGGGGACAGTCGTTGAAAAGGACGGTGAACACGAATGATTTACGGTTACGCTCGTGTCAGTTCCGCTGGACAGGCAATTGACGGCAACAGCCTTGAAGCCCAGTCTGAACTTTTGAAAGCTAACGGCGCACAGAAAATCTTTTCGGATGTTTACACCGGCACGAAGTTGCACCGGCCTGAACTTGACAAGCTGATGGCTGAAATTCAGCCGGGGGATACGCTGATCGTGGCGAAACTTGACCGTATTGCCCGTTCCGTGAAGGGCGGCATTGAAATTATTGACAGCTTGCTTGCAAAAGACGTGTCCGTGAACATCCTGAATATGGGGCTGATGAACAACACATCGACCGGGAAACTGATTCGTAATGTTATGCTTGCCTTTGCAGAGTTTGAGCGTGACATGATTGTTGAGCGTACCAAAGAGGGCAAGAATATTGCCAGTCAGCGTCCCGATTACAAGGAAGGCCGCAAGCCCACCGAGTACGACCGCAACCTCTTTGATATTCTGCACGAACAGGTGGAAAAACGTCTGCTGACCGTCACCGATGCCGCAAAACAGCTTGGCGTGACCCGCCAGACATGGTATCGGATTGCTGAACAGAACAGGTGACATTGTTTGCAACCTAGAATAAAACCGAATGAGAAAGGAGAATACATTGAAAGCGATTAGCGGAAAATATGCTTCTGCAAAAGTGTTCACGGACAATATTGAAGATAAGGCAACTGAGCAGATTTTGACGCTTTGCAATCAGAGCTTTGTTGACGGATGCAAAATTCGCATTATGCCAGATGTTCATGCTGGTTCCGGGTGCGTAATTGGGTTTACGGCAAACTTGGGCAAGAAAGTCATTCCGAATATTGTGGGCGTGGACATTGGTTGCGGAATGCTTGTCGCTGAACTTGGAATTGAACACATCGACCCGAAAAAGTTAGATAAAGTAATCAGAGAACGTGTCCCGGCTGGAATGAATGTTCACGAATCGCAGAAAATGTCGGATTCTTTCCTTAGCCAGCTTGACTGCAAAGATAGCCTACATAATGTTGACTGGATTCTTCGCAGCATGGGTACTTTGGGTGGCGGCAATCATTTTATCGAGCTGGACGAAGATGAAGAAAAAAACCAGTACCTTGTTATCCATACTGGAAGCAGGAATCTCGGTAAACAAGTTGCAGAATATCATCAAAACGTAGCAATTTCTAATATCAAAGGAAAAAATAAAAGAAAAGAAGCTACGGAACGTCTGATTGCGGAACTGAAAAAGCAAGGCCGTGAACAGGAAATCTCGAAAAAAATCAAAGAGTTGGATGTTCAGTTCCCCGATATTCCGAATGAGCTTTGCTATCTTGAAGGCAAAGAACGTGATTCTTACCTTAACGATATGCGGATTTGTCAGGCTTTTGCGAGGATGAACAGAGCAAGAATTATGCACACCATTTTAGACGGCGCTGGAATCAATTCTATGCTGACCCATGCGTACTTCTTTGAAACCGTTCATAACTATATTGATGAATCTGATGATATTATCCGAAAAGGCTCTGTATCCGCTAGAGAGGGTGAGAAGCTGATTATTCCTCTTAATATGAGAGACGGAAGTCTTATCTGTATTGGTAAGGGCAATCCTGATTGGAACTTCTCTGCTCCGCATGGTGCCGGAAGACTATATAGCAGAACAGCGGCTAAAAAAGCATTCAGCGTTGAGGAATACCAAAAGCAGATGAACGGAATTTATACTACGTCAGCCGATGAATCCACGTTGGATGAATGCCCGATGGCTTATAAGCCAGCACAGGAGATCATCAGCGCAATTTCTCCAACCGTTGATATTGTAAAACATATTAAGCCGATTTATAATTTCAAAGCTGGAGAATAAAATCGAATATTTGATTTTTGTGCAGTTGTAGGCACTCTTTACATTTTCAGGTAGGGGGTGCCTATTTTTTTATGCAGCCAAAACAGTGTATCGCCATCATTGACAGCATCAAAACGTATGCAAAGCAGAATCCGACAGAAGCACAGGTCTACGAGGACTGGTTTCAGGCGGTCGTGAACTTGAGGGACGCTCTGCCGCAAGACAAGCGGTTCGATGCCTACAAATACTCTGGTGAGCTGCGCTCTGTCTGCGCAGCCATGATGGGCAAGATGAAAACAGGCGAGGACGTGGCAAAAGTCTATGACATTATCAGCCGGACGTACCTGTTTGAAGCAAAAGATGTGTTCGACAGCTATTGCATTTACCTTGAATGGAATCGTGCGCCGGAGAAGAAGTTCTATCAGCCGAGACGCAGGGTTTTAAAAGTGCTGGCAGATGACCTAGAGGACTTGTTCTATAAGCGGATAGATTTCTTGGGTGTCAGTCTTCCAGCTCGCGTAGGTAAGAGTACGCTGTGCATTTTCTTCATCACATGGCTTATGGGCAATCGCCCGGACGTTGCATCGGTCATGAGCGGACATTCTGACAAGCTGACTAACGGCTTCTACGGCGAAGTGCTGTCTATCATCACTGACCCTGTGACTTATAACTGGGGGAAAATCTTCCCTGACGTTCAGCTTGTGGATAAGAGTGCAAAGGATGAAAGTGTTGACCTGAACCGTAAAAAGCGCTTCCCTACCCTTACTTGCCGCTCCATTGGCGGCACGTTGACTGGCGCTGTTGAAATTGGCGAGGGCGGCGTTCTGTACAGCGATGACTTGATCGAGGATTTGGAGGAAAGCCTGAACGTTGAGCGTCTGAACAACAAGTACGATGCCTACCTGAACCAGTTAAAAGACCGCAAAAAGCAGGGCGCATTAGAGCTGATGGTCGGCACACGCTGGAACGTGCTTGACCCTCTGGGGCGCATTCAGAACCAGTATGCGGACAATCCGAAGTATAGATTCCGGGTGATTCCTGCGGTGGACGAGAACGGACACAGCAATTTCAATTATGACTACGGCGTGGGATTTGACGATGCCTACTATGCCGATATGAAAGCCAGCATTGACGATGCAACATGGTGGGCAAAGTACATGGGCAAGCCCTATGTGCGTGAAGGTCTGCTGTTCCCTGCCGATGAACTTCGATACTTTAACGGCGTTCTGCCTGATGGTGAACCCGATCGGAAGCTCATGGTCATGGATATTGCATGGGGTGGCGGGGACTTCACCGCTTGCCCTATCGCCTATGTGTATGGTGATGCCGTGTTCATTCCTGACCTTGTGTTCAATAATGGCGACAAAACCGTGACCAGACCGGAAGTAGTGGGCAAAATCATCCAGCACAAAATCAATGTGGTGCGTGGCGAAGCCAACAACGGTGGCGATGAATACTGTGACGTAGTGGACAGCCAGCTCCGGCAGCAGGGCTATCACTGTTCAGTCCGTAGCCAGCGTGCGCCCAGCGGTCAAAGCAAGCTATCCAGAATCATCCAGTATGCGCCGGACATTAAGCGGTTTTACTTCCTTGACGAGAAGCACCAGTCGAAAGAGTACAAGGCGTTCATGGAGCAAGTGACGATGTTCACGCAGCTTGGCAAAGTTCCGCACGATGATGCACCGGATAGTCTGGCGCAGCTTGCCGATGAATTGTACAACGGAATCAGTAAAATCGAGCCTGTCAAGAGGCCATTTTGATTAAAAACACAATATATTGTGTTCGCTGGGTCTATTTATTTGATTTCACCACTTGACAAGGCTTATAATGTACGCAGGAAGTTTTGCAGCTTCCCTTAAAGGAATAGCTTGCACGCGGGGTTTTGTCATTTTACCCGCGTGCGTGTCAACAAGCATATTCCTCCTTTCACCGGTGGAGGTTTTCTCACTCTTTCACCTTCACCGGGCTTTATATGTTGCGTTTCCAATTGTTTGGGGAATGTCAGCCTGTCTCCCCCACGGCTGGCAAGCAACGGTTCGATTCCGTTACGCAGCACAACCAACTACCTAGCTTTGCATGGACTTATTCTCCAAAACCTCCATCGCTATTCCCGGCTCTCGATGTAATGTTTAGGCATGACATTGCAAAGAGCAGCGGTTAAACAGTTAAGCCGGGTTTTTATGCCGCATTAGCTCAGTCAGGCTAGAGCATCCGGCTCATAACCGGACATACATTGGTTCAAATCCATTATGCAGCACCAAAATTGCAGCCAATCCGTTTACGTCTGTCCAACAACTGAATGTAAAGGCTGCAATGGTTTTCTTCGGGCGAAGAATAGCACGGCTGGAAGTGCGAATAGTTTCCCAGTAGCTTCTGACAGGTCTGTGCTCAACAGCCTGTTTCCAGAAATCCAACGAAAGGAGCACAGATGGTAGCAAAAGTACGATGCAAGCGCCCTCGGAAAGACGCAAACGGCAATCCGTGTGATTGCGGACGTTATCTTGGCGAAGTGGAAGGTAAGTTCTCCCTTCTGTGCCCTCTTTGCCATTGGATTACAATTGGAGATTCAAACCTTCCAAAAGAAACATGGGTCTCCGTGCCAAAGTTTAAGAACTGAATAGCTTTTGAAGCGCAGTTGTAAGCGCAGTGAGATAGACCTTAACAGGTTTGTCTTGCTGCGCTTTTTATTTTGCCTGAAAGGAGGAACACATGGCTGAGTATCAGATGGTCGTTGACGGCTTTTTGAATGAACCGCTGACTGGGCGTAGGCCGATTGAAACGCCGGAGACGGAAATCAATCGGGAGAACGTGCTGAAAGTGGTCATGGGCAAGGCAGAGCCTATCCATCTGCTGAACAAGAACGAGATTCGCTTTCTGCACAACTACTACTTGGGCAGCCAGCCTGTCCTCCAACGCACGAAGGAATACCACGCTGAAATCACCAATCGCATTGTAGAGAACCATGCCAACGAATGCGTTGGCTTTTACACAGGCTACATGAGCGGCACTCCTTGCTCTTATGTGCGGTCTGAAACGGCAACAGGTAACGGTGAGGAAATCGCCCGCTTGTCCAACGCCTTGCAGTATGAGGGCAAGGATGCACTTGATCGGCGGCTCTGGCAGTGGATGTTGGAGTGTGGACATGGATACCGCATTGTTCTTCCTGACAAGGGGTATGGCGGCAACTACCCGGACGAAACGCCCCTGCTGGTGGATGTTCCTGACCCAGATATGGCGTATGTGATTTACAACTCCGGCATCGGTCACAAACCGATCGCCAACGTGCTGCACATCCCACGTAATTATCAGAACGACTTGAACGACCTGATTTGCGTGTATACGCCAAACCAGTACTTTGAAATCGACAACGGCAAGATCACAAAATCGGAGAATCATTCTCTTGGAATGTTGCCGATGGTCGAATACAAACTCAACCCGGAGCGCATGGGTCTGTTTGAACCGGCTATCCCTGTGTTGGATGCCATCAACCTGTTGGAGAGCAATCGTCTCGATGGCGTAGAGCAGTTCATCCAATCCATCCTGGTCTTTATTAACTGTCTTGTCGATAAAGAAGCGTTGGAAGCTGTTAAGGCTATGGGCGCAATGTCGATCAAGTCTACTGCTGGACTTGCTGCCGATGTAAAACAGCTTGCAAACGAGCTGAACCAGCAGCAAACGCAGATTCTGCTTGATTCCATGTTGAACGTGTACCGTAGCCTGACTGCTATGCCTAGCGCTACTGGCAGCGAGAATGCAACGTCTGACAACGTGGGCGCAGTCATCGTCCGCAACGGCTGGAATCACACCGAAGCAAGGGCGCAGCAGTACGAGAATATGTTCAAGTTCTCGGAACGCCAAAGCCTGTCTGTGATGCTGAAAATCCTGCGTGATACGGCTGGTTCTAAGTTGATGGCAAGTGACATCAACATCAAACTGCCCCGCCGTCAGTACGACAATCAGCAGAGCAAGGTTCAGATTTTCGCACAGATGATTCAGCAGCCGATTGACCCGCAGCTGGCGTTCACAACGCCCGGTCTGTTTCCTGACCCGCAGGCCGCTTATGAAATGAGCAAGCCCTTCCTGATTTCCGCTGGCAAGCTGGGCGAGGATGGCAAAGCTCCGAAACCGAAAATTGAAAAGCCAAAACAGGATGTTCCCGACATAAATGTCGGTAGCACGGAAACAGAAACAGAGGGCGAATAACCCTTTGCATATTCCGGCAGGGAAGCCGGGATACAAATTTCGCAGCGTTGCAGGGAAGCAACGGTAAAAAAACGCAGGAGGAAATTAACGATATGAAACTCAATGTGTTGCTTGGTGATGCCTACAAAGAGGGCATGACCGCCGATGAAATCATTTCTGCGCTTGAAAAGGTTGAAGACCCTAACGCGGAGGTTGAGAAGCTGCGCAACGCCGTAACGAAAGCCAACGGCGAAGCTGCCGAGTACAAGAAGCAGCTCAAAGCAAAGCGTACCGATGACGAGAACGCCGCACAGGAACAGGCTGACAAGCTGGCAGAGATGCAGAAGCAGATTGAAGCCCTGACTGCCGACAAGGAGAACCTCGTCAAGGAAAAGACCCTTGCATCTTACCGTGAGAAGTTCGTTGCACAGGGCTATGACGCTGAACTGGCTGGCAAGGCTGCATCTGCACTGGCTGACGGTGACATGGACAAGGTGTTTAAGTTCCAGTCGGAGTTTATGACCGCCCATGACACCGCATACAAGGCTTCTCTGCTGAAGGATATGCCAACGCCTCCGGGTGCGGATGGTAAGAGCAGCTCTGACAGTGAGGGCGTTGCATTTGCTAAGAGCCTTGCACAGCAGAACGCAAATGCTTCTAAGGCATCGAGTGACGCAATGAGTGCTTTCCATTAACAAGGAGGAAAACATGAAGTTTACCCGAAACACGGTCAACGGAATCAACGATACCATCCTTGCTTCCAATGACTACACCGCCATCCCCTTTACCGTGACCGAAACTGCTGCGGTTAAGGCTGGCTATCCCATGACCAAAGCTGGCAAGAAGGCAACTTCTGCCACCGCAGATGGCATTCTGCTGTATGACGTTGACCCGGCAGAGAACCCCAATGCTTCCCTGCTGATTCGTGGCGTTATCGACACCAAGAAGGCTGCTGCAAGCTCTGGCTTTACCTATGATACTGATGCGATCGCTGCGCTTAAGACTGCCATTCCCGGCATCTTCTGCCGCGACAACATCAGCGTGAACGCTTAATAGGAGGTAAAACAACATGGCACTGAATCTTAAGGAAGTCTTTGCCCCGGCTGCGATTGCCGCCTATTGGACGAACGACCCCACCAATGCGATGCCTTTTGCATCTGACGCACTGTTCCCCGCAAAGAAGAAGGCTGGTCTCGACCTGAAGTGGCTGCGTGGCCACAAGGGCGTTGGCGTGTCCCTGATGCCCAGCGCATTTGACGCAAAGGCTACGTTCCGCACTCGTGAGGGCTTCAAGTTCGATGAGACTGAGATGCCGTTCTTCCGTGAGGGCTACCATCTGGGCGAGAAAGACCGTCAGGAAATCCTGCGTGTTCTGGACAGCAACGACCCTTACGCTCGTGACGTGATGAACCGCCTGTACGATGACACCGCACAGCTTATCACTGGCGCACGTATCGTACCTGAGCGCATGATCTGGCAGCTGCTGGCTCCCGCCAATGGCGTTCCCGGCATCACCATCAAGGCAAACGGCGTGAACTACACCTACAACTACGACCCAGACGGCGGCTGGAAATCCACCAACTTTAAGGATATCAGTGGTGTCGCCAAGTCTAAGTGGTCTGCTGCCACCGCTACCCCCATTGCCGACCTGAACGCCGCAAAGGATGCTGTTCTGGCGAGCGTGGGCGAGGTCGTGACTGAAGTGTACATGAACACCGCTACCTTCCGCAACATGATTGCTGCGGATGAGGTGAAGAACCGGTTCATGACCGTCACCGCAAAGGCAAACGCCGTTCTGCTGGACGCTGAAGCACGGCAGATTATCGAATCTGCAACCGGTCTGAAGATTCATCTGTACGACAAGATGTTCAAGGCAGACCAGTACAGCGCAAGCGAAAAGTATCTGCCTGATGGCATGGTAGTGGTTGCTCCGTCCGGCGCTCTGGGCAGCACGTGGTACGGCACTACTCCTGAGGAAGCCGACCTGCTGTCTGGTCAGTCTGGGGCATCCGTGTCCATCGTGAACACCGGCGTTGCCATTACCACTGAACTGACCGTTCACCCGGTCAACGCCAACGTCTATGCTTCTGAAATCGTCCTGCCGTCCTTTGAGCGCATGGACGCTGTGTACTGCATTAAGGCTTACTAACCTACTAAGGCGAAAGGGGGAAAGCAGCATGGGAGACCAGTATTCTGAAGCGGCAGTCAAGCTGGGGCAGTACATTGCCCCCGCACTTGACCGTGAAGTCACGGACGAGGACTACCCACTCTTCGACCTGCTGCTTGATTTCGCCAAAGACAAGATATTTGCACAAGGCTACCCTTTCGGCAACAGACCGGACGAGTTGCCCTTGCAGTATCAGTCGTTGCAGATACGCATTGCAGCGGAACTGTACAACCACATCGGTGCAAACGGACAGACGAGCTATACCAATAATGGCATTACTCGTGTGTGGGAAAGCTCTGATGTGGCGCAGTCCCTGCTGAACGAAGTGGTTCCGAGAGTAGGTGTTATCGGCTGATGTTCAATGGAAGCCCTCTGGACAAGCGCCCGCTTTGGTATTCAAACCCGGTCGGCGAGAAAGAACCTGTTGTAGACGAATGGGGAAACGAAACCGGCGAGACATCGCAGACGTGGAGTGACCCTGCAAAGCTGATGTTGAACGTCAGCCCGCCTACTGGTTCTGCTGAAGCAAGCCCTTTTGGAGCGTTCACGGATTATAGCTACGTTGTCAGTTCATCCAGCAAAAAGCATAACACTCCACTTTATGAGGGCACGCACGTCTGGTTTCAGACGGACGTTTCAAAGCCCTTTAACTACATTGTGGTCAAGGTCGCAGAGCATATCACGGACACGTTGTATGCGCTGAAGGAGGTGGCTGCAAGTGAAAATTAAAGTGAGGTTGAGCGATGCCGGACTTCGTGATGCGGAACGCCAGATACAGGAATACAAAACCACCCTGAACCAAAAGGCGAAGGAGTTTGCAAGGGCACTAGCTCAAAAAGGCATTGACGTTGCAACGGTGCGGTTTGCTAACGCACAGTACGCTGGAGACAACGATGTTACAGTTGAGCGTGACCCTGTACAGACACCTAATGGCTTTGCAATTGTAGCTCACGGGAAAGCGGTTGCGTTCATTGAATTCGGTACTGGCGTATCTCATTCCGCTTATGGCGGCGAGCTTCCTGATGGTGTTGGCGAACACGGAACATACGGCAAAGGGAACGGACAGCACAAGCGTTGGTACTACTACGGCGAATCTGGCAACGCTGGCACGCCTGTTAAGCAGGTCGATGGAAAAGGTCAGTTGAACTACACCAGTGGCAACGATGCAGCTATGGCTATGTGGGGGGCTGTTGAGGAAATGGCTTCTCAAGTAGAAGCAACGTGGAGGGAGGTTTGGAATAGTTGATTGATTATTTCAATTCTATCTTCACGGTTGTTGCTAAGGAACTGCGAAAGCAAGTGCCCGGCATCTTCGTTACTGGTGAAATCAATGACAGCAACGTCAAGAAGTTTCCGTGCGTGCAGATAGAAGAAAACAGCAACCTCCCTGTTCATCTGGATTCTGCCAGCAGGAGCAAGTATGCCGCTGTTTCCCTGCGTGTGCGTGTCTATTCCAACAAAACAAGCGGACGCATTGCAGAAGCCCGCTCTATTGTGAGCATCGTGGATTCTGTATTGGAACCGCTCAATTTCTATCGAAAATCGTTTGCCCCGTTGAATGGGCTGTACAACAATTCCGCCTATCGGATTGATTGCAGCTATGGGGCAACAATCGGAGAGGACGGAATGATTTACCGAAACTAAGGAGGTAAACATTCTATGAGTACTGCTATCTCCGGTCTGAATACCACCCTGTACTGTGGCGACAGCGCAACCGCTCTGACGAAGCTGTGCGACATTAAGGATGTGCCCGACCTGATTTCTGAGCCAAACCTTCTGGATGCCACCACCTTGTCTGACCCCATGCAGGTCAACATCTTTGGCATTATCCAGAGTGACACCAAGTCCTTTACTGCCAACTACAATAAGACTGACTACAAGAAGGTCAAGGAAGCTGGCTACGATGAGACTTCCGAGAGCAACACTGTGAAGTATTACGCCCTGAAAATGCAGGACGGCTCCGGCTTTTCTTGGCAGGGTATGCATCAGGTTGGTTTGTCCGGCTTCGGCGTGGACGAGGTTGTGGAAATGACCATCAACTGCATCTTCACAAAGAAGCCTGAGTTCAGCGAGACCCTGACTGTCAACGGCGGCTAAACCGCAAAAATCAAATCAATCAAACCGGGCAGAACTGAACATCGGATTTGGTTCTGCCCTATTTATAAAGGAGAGCATTTATTATGGCTGCAAAGGTTATCAATTATCATTCCCCTGATGGCAAGAACACTTATGAGCTGACTTTCACCCGTGACAGCGTGGAAGCCGCCGAACGTGCAGGCTTTCAGATTGGTCAGTACACCCAGATGATCAATCTGCTGTCCAACTCCCGTGCTCTGTTTTACGGCGCTTTTATTGCGCGGAACAAGGGCATTAAACGCAAGGCCGTTGACGAGATGTTCGAGCATACCGAGGCGAAGGAAGAGCTGATGGCTACGCTGCTTGAGATGTTCATGGACGCTTCCAAGTCTCTTCTGGCAACTGATACTGAGGACAAGGCCGCAAAAAACGCAACGTGGGAGATTGTGTAATCGCACAATCTCAGGAACCAGACGGAGAGGGAAAACCGTTTTCTTTCTCCAAGCTGTTTCACGATGTAGAAGCCTATTACATTTCCATCGGCATGACCTACGACCAGTTTTGGTACGGCGATGTCTGGCTGGCAAAGGTCTACCGTGACGCAGAGGAGCTGCGAGAACGCAGAGCCAATACTGAAGCGTGGAGAAATGGCTTTTACATGGCATCTGCGCTTTCCTCTACGGTTGGCAATATGTTCCGAAAGAAAGGGTCTAGCCCCATCAAGTATATGGATAGACCGATTCCCCTTACCAAAAAGGAGAAAGACGAGTATGAATACCAACGCGCAGTTGAGGCGCAGGAGCGAATCAAACGCATGATGTTCTCCATGATGGAGCAAAAGGATGGTGGTAGTGATGGCTGATGTTGATATTACGAGCTTATCCGTAGAGATTTCTGCGGAATCGCAGGGCGCAGAGCTTAATATCGACAAGCTCGCTACCGCCATTTCTAATTTGCGGACAAAAGGCAATGTCACGAAGGTTGTGAACAGCCTTGATAAGCTGTCCGCTTCCATTTCTGCGCTGAAACAGGCATCCACTGGCCTGTCTGGGCTGGACAACATCACGAATTTTCTGAATGGCATCGGCAATGCAAACTTTTCCGGCAGTGTAAAAAGCATTAACAGCGTTGTCAACGCCATCAAGAAAATCCCTGCTGCCGTGTCCGGCTTGAATGGCGTGGACTTTTACTCCATGTCTGGAAGCATTGCTCAGCTCACTAACGCTTTGGCTCCGCTGTCCATTCTGGACGCATCGAACCTTAAAGCTCTTGGCAGTGCTTTCAACGCAATCGGAAAAGTTCCTGATCTGACCGACAAGCTGAAAGCGACAGACCTTGATTCTTTTGCAAGCTCTTGTCAGAAGATTTCTACTGCCCTTACTCCCCTTGCATCTCAGCTCGACAAGGTAGGCAACGCTTTTGCAAAGCTCCCTCCGCAGTTGAGCAAGGTTGTGACACAGGCAAACCGCGTGACCGCAGCCAATGAAAAGCAGCGCAAGAGCTATCTCAGCCTGTCTAATCAGATGAACGGTTTTATGCGAAACATGGCAAAGCTGGTTTCGCTGAAAGCTATTGCTGAGTATCTTGGCAAAGCTGTTGCGAAGTTTAATGACTTTTACGAAGCAACAGACCTGTTTCATAACGCTATGGGCAATTTGAGCGGTGAAGCCGATACACTCATTAGCAAGATGCAGGGCTTACTTGGCGTTGACCCGACCAAAGCGATGACTTACATGGCTACCATTCAGAGCTTAGGTACTTCGTTTGGTCTGACTAGCGACAAGGCATACGTTCTGTCTAAGAACCTGACTCAGCTTGCCTATGACGAAGGTTCCTATTGGAACAAGGACGTTGCAGAGACCTTTACCGCAATGTCCTCTGCAATCTCCGGTGAGATTGAGCCTATTCGCCGTCTGGGTGTTGACTTATCTCAAGCACGGTTACAGCAGGAACTTCTTGCTTTGGGCTTTAACAAGCAGGTTTCCAGCCTGTCTCAGGCAGATAAAGCAGTTCTGCGTTACATTGCCATTATGAAGCAAACCGCCAATGTGCAGGGCAATCTTGCGCAGACCATCCAAAGCCCTGCGAACCAGATCAAGATTCTGAAAGCACAGCTTGATATGTTGGCAAAGTCTGTCGGCTCTCTGCTCTACCCCGCCCTGAAATCCATTCTTCCCCCGCTGATTGCCGCCGTGCAGCTCATTCGAGAGTTCGTTGAGTGGGTGGCAAAGCTGATGGGCGTGAAGGTCGTGTTCACCGATTTCACCAAGAGCGCTGGTAGCGTTGGCGGCATCGGTGACGCAATGGATGATACAACTGATTCGACAAAGAAAGCCGCCAAAGCCCTCAAGGACTACACGATGGGTTTTGATGAACTGAACATCATCGACCCCACACAGGGAAGCTTTGGCTCTAGCGGCGGGGCATCTGCTGGCAACATCTTAGGCGATGTAGACTTGTCCGGCTACGATATGTTCAAGCAATACAATGAAGAGTTCGCAAAGCAGATTGATGCTATCAAGCAGAAAATCAAGGCTATGCTTCCTCTTATAGCGACTGTAGCAACTGCTCTTGCTGCTTGGAAGCTCACAAATCTTATTACGGATATTGTGGACGCTATCTCCAAAATGAACGCACTGAAATCCATCGTTTTGGGTCTTGGCGTTTTTGCGGTGGGCATCGTTCTTGAGATTACAGGCATTAAAGACGCGATTGAAAATGGCGTAAATGGAAAGAATTTCGCTGAAATTGTTCTTGGCGCTTTGATTGGAACTACAGGTGCGGCCATTCTCGGCAAAGGAATTGCTCAGTTTATCGTGACCGGCTTTGGCAATACTGCTGTTGGAGCAGCCATTAAAGCGGCTGGCGGCTCTACTGCTGGCGCGATTATTGGAGCAGCAGTTGGCGGAGTAGTGACCGGCATACCTATGTTTGTAATGGGCGTTTACGATGCTGTAAAAAATGGCTTAAACACGTTAAACGGAATTTTGATTCCGCTTGGCTCGACAATGACTGGTGCAGGCATTGGTGCAATTATCGGCTCTCTTGGAGGCCCGATTAGTACAGGCATCGGTGCGCTGATTGGTTTGATTATCGGCGGTCTGACCGATGTCGGTATTGCGATTTATCAAAACTGGGACAAAATTACAGAAGCTCTCGACAAGGCAAGCGAGAGCTTAAAAAACTGGTTTGTCGGCGTTGGCGAGTGGTGGGATGAAAAGTGGCAAGGGTTCAGCAATAATTTTCAGACTGCATGGGAAAGCCTTCCCGGGTTTGTGCAGCATCCCATTCAAGCACTCGACCAAGCCAGCGCAGGGCTGAAGCAGTGGTTTGTCGGCGTTGGCGAGTGGTGGAACCAGAAGTGGGCCGGATTCAAAGAAAACTGGGACAAGGCTTGGAACAGTTTGGTTGATACAATCAAAAATCTTCCCGCAAAATTTTTGGACTATGGCAAAAACATCGTTCAAGGCTTGATTGATGGTATCAACAAAGGCATTGAGAATGCAAAGAAAACTGCTGGTGGTCTTGCGAAAGCTATTATTGATAAGTTTACGAACGACACTGAAATTCACTCTCCCTCCGCTCTATTTGAACGCTTTGGTGAATTTATCGATCAAGGTCTTGCAAACGGCATCACTGCTGCACTTTCTTACGTTGAACAGGCTATGACCAATCTGGCAAACGTTGTTCAGCAGAAGGGCAACGAGATGATTGACTATGGCGCGACCACCGCAACGAATTTCGTTGATGGCTTCTTTAACGGTCTGGACAGTAAGTGGCAGGAACTTGACTCCGGTCTGCAGAATGATTTCTTCGGCACAGTGCAGAATCTTTGGAATGCTGTGCAGAGCGGGGATTTGAAAACGGTCGGAACAACTGCGGCGGCTATTATTTGGCAAGCAATGGGAGAACAAAATCGTTCCGAGGTAAAAACGTATGCATCAAACTTGATCTCTCAACTGTCTGACGTTCTAAAGAAAGCAGCCGGAATGCTATTTGATTCTGCGTTGCAAATTGGCAAAAACATCTGGAAAGGCATTACCAATAATTTTGGGACTATTGTAAACAACGTATCTCAGCTTGGACAAAAAATTTACAATGGGTTTTCCAGCTTAAAAGTTCCACTTACAAATGCAGGCTTTTCTATCAGTAACGGTCTACTTGGTGGTCTTGTTAGTAAGTTTCCCGAAATTCTCACTGGTGTTGCAGAAGTTATTTCCTCTATCGGCGGAGCGTTCATGGGAATTCTTGAATCCATCGGTGGTGTTCTTACCGGCTTGGGCATCCCGACTGGTGTTCTGATGATTGCCGGTGGTGTTGCAATTGCAGCTGCAATTGCAGCAATCGTATCCAGCCTTGGAGGAAGTTATTCTTCTAACAGTTCCTCTGATTATGTTGGAACCCCAGAATACGATGCTTCTACAGGTTCCACCACTTCTGCAAATGGGTACTATGGCAATACATCGTCCGGGTCAACAAGTTCTTCCGACCTGCAAGGCGCGGTTTACAACGGCTGCTATAATGCGTTTCTTGATATTTTCCAGCGCTATGGTGACGAAATTACCGGCGGTAAGGAAGTCAGGCTGTTCATTGACGGAAAGCAGATTACTGCTTCGGTTGAAAAGCAGCAGGCTGACCGTGGCGTGCAAATCATGGGTACGGAAGTGTATAGCTATTAAGGAAGGGACGGTGAATTATGCGAGCTCTTGTATCGGTGAACGGCGTAGATTTGCCGGAGCCTTCCTCTTATAGCGCAACAACTTCAACCATCGTTAATTCTGGTCGCAATGTGAAAGGCAAAGTTGTTGGTTCTGTGGTTCGACACGATGTTGCAAAAGTGGCTCTCAAGTGGAAATACCTTACCGCAAAGCAATGGGCTTCCGTTATCGGCCCATTCACTACAAACTTTTATTGTACGGTACGATTTTACAATCAAGCAACGGCTTCTTATTCCACACGTCAGATGTATGTTTCCGACCGAACGGCCGGAATGTGGCGAAGGGGCCCAAACACTGGAAATGTGATGGGCTGGACGGATTGTTCTTTAAGCCTGGTTGAGGTCTAAAGGTGGTGATTCTATATGTCTGTAAAGCCGTCCGATAAGTGGCTTTCACAATATAATAATACGCTTGTACCCGAAACTTTTATTCAGATTACTTATCATGCAGCTGATGATGCGGCACAAACGGACGCTATTGCAAGTTCGGGTTCACAAACCGTGTTTAGCAACGTGGCATCCATCACCGATCTCGACACTTCCGTTTCCGGAAATTACGCGACTACCGAAACTAATTTTTGGGTTTTGGATGGAAGCTTTGGCATCGTTCCAGATTCCGAACCGTATCAAGAATGCGGCTATGTAAGCGGTGAATGCGTATCAAGTTACAATCATCCAACCATCACATTTTCTTTTAGTAAAATCCACGAAGAAAAAATACCGGGCCTGACAATCGTTTGGTCTGAAATTTTAAATGAATGGGCAAAATCATTTAAAGTTTCCGCTTACAAAGGAACCGTTCTTCTTTTGGAAAAGCAAATTGATAACAACGATTCCATCGAAACTCCAATTGAATTTGAGATTTCAAATTACGATTCGGTTGTTATTGAGGTTCTTGAATGGTGTATTCCAAACCGAAGAGCTCGTATCTCGCAAGTAGAATTCGGACAGCGTGTGAGATTTAGCAAAACAGACCTTCTGTCGTATTCCCATAAATCAAAACGTGACCCAATTTCCGGCCAGCTTTCTAAGGATTCGATTTCTTTTTCCATTGATAACAGCGACCAAAAATGGAATCCCATCAACCCCGATGGTCTCTACAAGTATCTGTATGAGCGCCAAGCTGTTTTTGTAAAGTATGGTATGGACTTGGACGGGCAAACTGAATGGATTAACGGACGTAAGTTTTACCTTTCTAGTTGGAGTATTCCTTCTAATGGTATTACTGCTTCCTTTGAAGCTCGTGATGCTTTGGCATTTTTAATCGATTCACCATACACCGGAAGAAAAAGCGGTACTTTATACGAAATGTGTTATGACGCTTTGGAGCTTCTTGATGTTTCTGGCATCAGCTATTACATCAATGAGTCTTTGAAGGATTATACAACTGATTTTAGTAACGGAAATTCTTCGTACAAAAACGCTGATGTGCTACAGCTTTCTGCTAACGCAGCCGGTATGGCTTTGTATCAGACAAGAAGCGGTGAGATTCGGATTGACCGAGTTCCGTACCTTCCTGAAAACAAGTCTGACATTTACGAAATCACTGAAATCAATGATTATCAGTATCCGGAAATCACTTTTTCTAATAAGTTAAAAAACATCTCTTACTCCCTAAATGGAGCTTCGTCGTTATATCCAAACGGCGCTACTGGCGATGGCGTTACGCAAAGTGTGAACAATGCACTCATCTCTTCTTCTATTGTCTCCCAGCCAAAAAACGTTCTAACTGAAAGCTATAAAGTCCTTTCCAATCGTCGAAAAGCTACCCTGTCTTATCGTGCAAGCCCGCACAACGATGCTCTTGATTTTGTCAAGCTCAATCATCAGTTTGGATATTCTTCCAACTTGTTGATTACGGACGTTTCTTACACGTTTAATGGCAGCTTCAAGGGCTCCGTTACCGGGTATATGATTGAAGATGTTGATTCGTTACAAATCGACGCTTCTGAGATTTACTTACATCCTTCCGACACGATCACGCTCACTGCAACGCTTACCCCTGCATCTGCCGATTCCCCCGTTATTGTTTGGAATGCATCTCCTGCTGGCATCGTTGAGCTGAATGTTATCAAGAACGAACGCGGCGTATCTGTCTGCAACGTCACGTATTTACACAGTGGAAATGCAACGATCACAGCTACAGTCGCAAGCCTTTCTGCTTCTTGTAACGCTACTACAACTGCTGATGAAATTTCTAACTTCAAAGAAGGCGATACTGTTTACATTTCCGTCGCTGGTGTTTATACTGCTTTCCTTGTGTCAAAGCATAATTATGAGCCTGAATTAAACGGGACTGGAAGAACGCTTTTGGTGCATAAAGATTCAATTTTTGGTAACGGCTCAGAGAATTTTGCGTGGGATAGCAAAAAGACAACCCCTGCTGAATATTCAAAAAGCACTATTGATGCTTTATTGAATGGAAACTTTAAAAAATCTCTTTCTGCTTTCATGCAAGAAAAAATTGGGGAAACCACCTTCTATTATACTCCTGCGTTTAAAAAGGATGATTCTGGACAATATCAGCCTTCTGCTGTGTCTACGTTGTCCCGCAGTGTGTTTTTGCCTTCCGCGAAAGAAATAAATTATGATTTTCCTGACGATAACAGTGACTACGTTAATAAAATGTGGGGGTATGGATGCAACGCAGAAGGGAGCACTCTGCCTACCGCAAAAGATCTTTCCAAAGGGCCGTTCTATACTCACGGCGGCACAACGTTCGCGTATCAACAATGGACAAGAACCCCTGTTACTCGCCTCGAATGGTGGGGAATGGATTCTTCCGTTGGAAATATCTATTATCGTTCCATTGTGGTTTCGATGTATTATGACAAGATTCACATCGAAGGTTCAGACAATCGAAACGAATCTTCTTACTTCGACTGCATTGGTTCTGGCAGTGGTAATTACAAATGCTACCGACCGGCATTTACCGTCCCTCAGAATTTGAAGGTTGGATATCAAGGAAGAATTGAAGAGGAGTAGCTTATGGGCCAATGGATTACAGACCGAACGCAATCGGACGTTAACCACGTAAAAGAAATCACAGCAAAGGCGAGAACAGGCACGTGGACAAAAGCTGAACAATCGGAATGGCTTGCCGGTATGAAGGGCGCTTTAAACTATACGGATTTCAACCGTATCGAATCCGGCATTCAGGAGCTTGCATCTTTTGTCGGAGCAAATGTATCTGTTAAAACTGACTGGCTGATTGATGGTTACATGAAGCAATCAGACGCCGTTCGCTGGCTTTCTAATATTGCTGCTATCAGAAGCAAGTGCGCGGGATTGGATTCAACGCCGGATGTTCCGGCCAGCATGGACAGGCTTTCATTCTCAGCGATGAACCAGATCGAACAGGTTCTCTATGACATTGAAATGCTTGCTAAAACGCGTGTGACATTCTCAGGTGAGTTCGCCTGCGGGGAGGGACAATATGGTTTTTAAAGACCGCGTTGCAAAATATCCGGGTCGTTGGACGATGGTTAAGGAAGACGGCACATCGGAGGTTGTAACGCTCGTACGAAACGATGAGCCTAGCGTTGAAGGCACTCCAATCAACGCATCAACGCTTAATGAACTGAGCACTGTTGCGGGCGCTTTAAACGCGGCGGCAGAAGCAAAAGAAAATGCGGCACAGAGTTCGGCCAGCGCAAAAGCCGCAGCGTCCAGTCAGACCGCCGCGAAAGCGTCCGAAATGGAGTCCGCCAAGAACCTGCAAGGCACCAAAGAATATTTCGAGCAGGTGCGCACCATCACCATTGGTGCACAGGGTTGGTATGCCACGCCGGAAGCCCTCAAGACGGCTGTACCGGTGGGTGAAAACGGCTGGTGGGCAGTGGTCGGCACGACCGACACCATCTGGACGTGGGACAGCGACACGGGCGCGTGGAAGAACAGCATACAAAAAACTGATTTATCCGACTACTACACACGGGAACAAGTAAACAGGCTTCTTGAAGCGCAAAAGCTTGCAAATTATCCCGTGGGCAGCATCTACCAGAGCACCGACCCCACCAGCCCCGCCGCGCTGTTCGGCGGCAGTTGGGAAGAGATCGCGTCCGAGCGGGTTCTGATGGGTGCATCCAGCACCCACGCGGCCGGCACCACAGTGAAAGCTGGTCTGCCCAACATCAAGTTCTCGTTCACTGCGGCTACCATTGGATCAGGCAAGGCAGGAACAGACTATCTTACTACTGGGTACAAATCATCCGATTTTAATTTGGATGCTTCCAAGTCCAATGCCATCTACGGACGCAGCAGCACCGTGCAGCCCGCCGCCTACTATGTGCACATCTGGCACCGCGTGGCCTGAGAAAGGAGGTTTTGAACCATGAAGATCATTGATGAGACCGGCGCGGTCGTGGAAAACCCGGACCTGACCCTTGGGTATCTGACCGACGACACCCAGCCGCTGGAGCACCCGGCGCAGGAGGCTGTGGCCGAGGTGGCCCACTACGAGACGGTGGCTGAATATCCCGGCGGCGGCAAGGACGTGCAGCGGGTGGTGGATGTGCCGGGCGTACCGGCAAGGCCCGCGTGGACCGAGCAGCTGCCCATTAAAAGGTACATCCGCTATACCGCCGAAGAGCTGGCCGCGCAGGAAGAAGCGCGCAAAAAGGCCGAAACCCGGGAGAAGCTGCCGGAGCGCGTGGACGCGCTGGAAACCGCAAACGACGATATTATTTTGATGATGGCTGATTTGATTGGAGGCTGATTTTTATGAAAACCCTGAACGCACTCAAACTTCGCATTATGACCCGCGCTTTCAAAATCCGCATTGCCGCCGGTGAAGTCTTTGAAGACATCGCCGTCGACTACCCGTCCCTGACCACGGACGATTTGGAAGCCATCAAGGCAGAGCTGGAGAAGTAAAGGAGTAAGCGATGGAAAAACTTTTGGAATTTCTGGCGTGGCTGGTGAAGGTGCTCTTTGGCAGGGACAGCGAAAGCCCTGCGCCGGAAACGCCCAGAGAGATTCCCGTTGAGGAAACCGTCACCGGATGGAAGGGCGACCCGCCATACCGGTACATTGACGTGAGCCGGTATCAGGGTGCGATCGACTGGGCGCAGGTGGCAGCGGCAGGCTACAAGGGAGCGATGCTCAAGACGGTGAGCACCAACCGCAAGCTCTCCAAGCGGGCAGACGGCCTGTACATCGACCCAACTTTTGAAGCGAACTACCGCAACGCCAAAGCGGCGGGGCTGGACGTGGGCGTATACTACTACACCTACGCCACCAGCGAAGCAATGGCCGATGCAGAGCTTGCCCTTGCGCGGGAAGCGGTACGCGGCAAGGAGCTCACCATGCCCGTGTGCGTGGACGTGGAGGAAAACAAGCTCAAGCAGCTGTCCACGTTTGACCTTTCCAACCTCACCGCCTACGCGCTGGAACAGGTGGAGAAAATGGGTTTTTACGCCCAGCTGTACACCTACACCGGTTACAAGTACGAGCTGGATATGGCTCGGCTGTCCTCTCGGTGGGACGTCTGGCTTGCCGACTACACCGGCAAGACGCCCAACGTGACGTTTAACTACAACGCTCACCAGCACACCAGCAAGGGCGCTGTGCCGGGCATCACGGGCAACGTAGACCTCAACGTGACCACCCTCAACTACCCGAAAATCATCCGCAAGAAGGGCCTGACCCGTCTCCGGGAGGGTAAATGACCGAAAAAGAAGCTTTACTGTGGGTGCTGGGCATCCTGGGCAGCCTGTGCGCTGCTGCCATCACGATTGACAAGGTGCTGGACATCATTCACAAGTATATCAAAAAGGCGCAGGCCCCCGACGATGCGCAGAACAAGCGGCTTGACGAGATGGACAAGCGCTTGCAAACGCTAGAAACGGGCTATGCGCAACATTCTTTGGCGCTTGGGCGCGATTTGTCCCGCTTCGGGGAAATCGACGAAGTAAACCGCCTGACGCTTGAAGCCGTTCGTGCCCTGCTGGAAGCACAGCTGACCGGAAACAACGTGCCCGCTATGCAGGCCAGCAAGGAAAAAATCGATAATTACCTCATGGAAGGAGTAACAAAACATGGAAGCAATGCTTAACTTTATCCCCGCACCCATCGCACTGGTGCTGATGGTCATTGGCTTTGCCGCGCTGGCAGTGGGTGCCATCCGGCTTGGCTACAAGCAGTACGTCAAGCAGCTGGCTCTGGAGCTGGTCACCATGGCAGAAAACAGCATCATGGGCAGCGGTCAGGGCGCAAAGAAAAAGGCACAGGTTTTTGCCGCGCTGCGCGGCGCACTGCCGGACTGGCTGAAGCCTTTCATCACGGATGAAGTGCTGGACAGCGTGATTGAAAAGGCTGTCAGCATGATGAAAAAGGCACTGGCAGAAAAGAAGCCTACCATCAACAAGGGGTAAAAAGTATGATCGAGCAAAGCGTATCTCTCGCATCCAATGGCGTAGTCAAAGTGCCGGGCTATGAGCAGCTGGTGCGCTTTGGCTACACCAAGAACCGGGGCGTGTACCGCCTTGCCGTCACCGCTTCCGGCGAGTGGGAAGGGCTGACCATCCGGGCGTTCTGGCACGTCCCGGACGGCAAAGACCCGGCGTCCTCGCTGGTGGTGGACGGCTATGTGGCCGTGCCCGCCAGTGTGACCGCACAGCCCGGCAACGGCTGTGTGACCTTTGAGGGCAGCGATGGCACCCGCACCATGACAAGTGCAGATCTGCGCTACCGTGTGGCCGCCAACTCAGGCACGGAGGACGGCACAGAGCCGGAACCGGGCACCCCTGCATGGCAGCAGCTGGTGGATGCCGTGCACACTGACGCCACCGCCGCAGAGCAGGCCAAGACCGATGCACAGACGGCAGCACAGCAGGCCGGGGCATCTGCCCAAAAGGCTGGGAATGCCCTTTCTGACACCATTACCGCCAAAGAGGATGCTCTGAAAGCCACCAAAGACGCACAGACCGCTGCTAGTGAAGCTGCCACCAGTGCGGGCAATGCCAGCCAGAGCGCTCAGGAAGCCGCTGACAGTCTGCAAGCGCTCAAGGACGGCATCGCAAATGGAAACTTCAAGGGTGAGAAAGGTGAAAAGGGTGACACCGGCCCCATCGGCCCGGTCGGCCCGCAGGGTGAGACAGGCCCACAAGGCCCCACAGGCGCTACGGGTGCCACTGGCCCACAGGGCGAGACTGGGCCGCAAGGCAAGCAGGGCCCGCAAGGTCCTAAAGGCGAGACCGGCCCTGCCGTTGCACTGGACGCCACCCTCACACACGAGGGCAAAGCCGCTGACGCAAAAGCCACAGGTGACGCGATCAGCGCAGTAAAGGACCGTCAGAACATCCTCACAGGCAGTGAAACAGGCAACCCGCTCAGCGTTGACGACGCCTTCGCTGCTCCCCTGTGCGGCCTGACCGTGTACGGTCGGAGCACGCAGGACGGCACACCCACGCCGGATGCGCCTGTGCCTATCGTGAGCACAGGCGACGGCGGAAGTTTGACGGTGAAGGTGACAGGGAAGAATCTGCTAAACCCGTCGCTGTTCCAAAATAATAAATATCAGAATTTCAATGCCGAAACCGGTTATTATGAGATAGATAGTTCAAATGATTATTGGATAACGGGCATTCAACCGTGCTTACCGAGTACAACCTACCACTTTAATGTATACACAGAAGGCGGTTGTTTTTATGATGAAAAAAAGAATGTAATCGGTATTGCCGGATTTGAGTTTACAGTTAAAACGCCAGCGAAATGCGCGTATTACTGTGTCAATTTTTCATTAGTGAGAGTTCCCTACGGCTCGCCAGTCATTGCAACAGTGAGTGAACCTGCCACCTACTCCCCCTACCGTGAACAGCTTCTCACGCTTCCCACTCCCACTGGTCTACCCGGCATCCCTGTCACCTCCGGCGGCAGCTACACTGACCCGCAGGGCCAGCAGTGGGTGTGCGACGAGGTGGACTTGGAGAGAGGGGTGAAGGTGCAGAGAATAAACGCTGTAGACTTGTCAACCTGTTTAATTTCAGGTACCACTAATCTTGCGGTAACAAAACGACTTGTGATTCGGTTGCCACTCGAAGGTCGCGATTATAAAACAGAAGCCCTATGCAATAAATTGCAATTTCTCGTTTCGTTTGACAAAGATGTCTTGCACTTTTATACAGACGAAAACAATGTGTTTATTTTTATTCCGATTGACGCCAAAAACCCGGAAGAAGGAGAATACATTTTATTCTATGCCCTCAACACCCCAATCGAAACACCGCTCACCCCTGCCGAACTCGCCGCCTACAAAGCGTTGACTACCTACGCGCCCGACACTGTGGTGCAGGCCAGTGACGGTGCGGGGGTCAAGCTGGTGTATCAGAGGGATGTAAACATCGCCATCAAACGCATTGAGGACGCAGTAGCGTCCATGACCAACACATAAGGAGGCACACATGGCTATCAAAAGCAAAGCACGGCATGACCTGACCCTGCGCTCCATCAAGCGGGAGCTCGCCGCAAGACGTGACGTGGCATACTGGCTGGACAAGGCATACACCCATCTGGACAGCGGCCTGCTGACGGAGGATGACATCGCAGAGGTGGAAGCCCTTGCGCAGGCGTACTACGATGCGCTGGACGCTAAGGATGCACTGGACGCTGAGGAAATAACGCAGTAAGGAGGATATCATGGCAAGCACTACATACGACCATTTTGCCGGTTATGGCGAAACGGTGACAAAACGTCACGATTTTGTTGACGCCAACAAAATCGTGAGACCTGACCATTTTGCCGTCTTTGTCAATATGGTGCGCAACGCCGGACAGCTGCCGCAGCCCTTCTGGCTCGGTGCTGCCTGTGGCGGCGGCTCGCATAGTCTTTCCGCCAGCGTTGCAAGGGCTTAATGCAGAACAAATAAAAGCTGTGATAAAACGTGCGCCGCTTGGGAGGTATGACCGGAAAATCGCCCGGTTGCGGTACGTTGATCAGCTATGCCAAGTTGATATTGCAGCGCGTGTGCCGTATTGTCGGACATCAATCGGCAATAGACTGAAAATTATTGATAAAATGCTGAATGTGTGAAAAAATCCCCTGCTTTGCCGAAGCCCTGCGTTCCACGCGAGGTACTTTGTAAGCGAAGCGGGGGATTTTGTATTATTTGCACTAGTTTTGTCAAAAGGCTTGCCGTGAAAGTTGAAACGTGATATTTTAGGCTTGCTTCCATTGTGAAGCCCTTAACAGTTAAGCGCTCATGCGGATTTTTCCGTGTGGGCGCTTTTCTTTTTTGTCCTTCGTTTGGCGTTCGTTGTCTCTTACTTTCTGCCAGTGCGGTACACTGGGCGCAATAGGAGGGATAAACCATGAGCTATTACCAGACACCCGGAGCGCCCTATGTTCCACAGCAGCCTGTCAATCCGTACGGTGGCATGGGCACGGTAGGGCTTGCCACTCCCCTACCCAACACGCAGATGCAGCAGGCACAGCAGCAGCGTCCGCAGCCGATGAATGGGCAGCAGCCTGTTCAGCAGTCGGCGCCGGACGGCGGTTGGCTGCTCGGCAGACCTGTTTCCAGCAGGGAAGAGTTTTTGGCGATACCGTCTGATCTGTACGGCAGACCGACCTACTGCCCAGACTTGCGCAGCGGCGTGATCTACTGCAAGCGGCTGAACCCGGACACCTGTGAATCCTATGTGCAGGAGTTTTATAGCCCGGAAGCGTGGCGGCAGATACAAGCGCAACAGGCACAGCAGACCGCTGCACCGACACAGCAGTATGTACCCGTTGAAGAGTATAACGCTCTCGTCCACAGGCTGGATGAACTGGAAAAGTGGCAGAAAAGCTTTTCTAAGCCCGCTGCCACAGCAAAGAAAGGAGAATAACAATGTCCTCTCCGTTTGACATGATTACGCACAGCCCTATCATGCAGCTTGCGAACCTTGCCCGTGCCGGGCAGAACCCTATGGGGCTTATCCAGCAGTTAAGCGGGCAGAATGCCCCCATCATGCAGGGTTTGAACTTGATTCAGGGCAAAAACGAAGCACAGCTCCGAACGATGGCGCAGAACCTTGCAAAAGAGCGGGGCATCGACCTGAACCAGCTGGCAAGCGTCCTGAATTTGACGCTTCCAAAGTGAGAAGGCTTTACAATGGATGATTTTGAAAACAGCCATTCCGAAAAAGATTTTGACATCAACAATCTGTGTGGCAGTGACAAAATATGGGTTCCTTTAATGCTTGGCTTCATTTTCGGTGCTGCCAGCAAAAATTGGGATGACCCAAAAGACGAAAAAGACAACCCTCCAAGCTGACTTAATAATCCTAAAATAAGCATCCCTCTAAGCGAAACGCTTCTCAGTTTTTGCGGACTTGATAAAAACCGCCTTTATTTGGCTTCGCCCATCGCACACGGCGGTGGGATAGCATAGCGCAAAACTGAAAGGAGTTTTGTTATGGACGATTTTGCAACTGGCTATCTGGCTGGGCAGGACGGCGGTAATAACAACGGCGGATTCTTCGGCAACGAGGGTCTGTGGGCGGTTATCATCCTCGCCATCATCTTCGGCTGGGGCAACTACGGCAACGGGCGCAACGGCAGCGACAACGGTATGGCGAGCTACATCCCGTATCTTGTAGGCACCGGAGCAAGCGGTCAGGGCGGCGCAGACACCCGTGCGGCTTTGTCTGAGGGCTTCTACCAGCAGGACACTTCCCGTTCTCTGGCTGGCATCCAGAGCGGTATCTGCTCTCTGGGCTATGACCAGCTCGCACAGATGAACACCCTCAACGCTGCCGTTGCGGGTGGCTTTGCTGGTACTAATCAGGCGATCTGTCAGCTCGGCTACCAGAACGCACAGCTTGTGAACGGTCTGGAGCGTAGCGTGTCCAACGGCGACAACGCCATCAGCCTTGCCATCATGCAGGAGGGCAACGCGCGGCAGGCGGGTCAGACCGCTATCCAGACGCAGCTTGCATCTTGCTGCTGCGAAAACAAACAGCTCATCGGCGACCTGAAGTACACCATTGCACAGCAGGACTGCGCTACCCGTCAGGCTATCGCAGACAACGCCCGCGCCATCGTGGACAACTGCAACGCCAACTTCCGCAGCATGATGGACTACTTCACGCAGGATAAGATCGCCACTCTGACCGCTGAGAACCAGAGCCTGAAGTTCGCCGCTTCTCAGGATCGTCAGAATGCGCTTCTGACCACCGTGATGTCCCAGCAGACCGATACCATCCTGAACCGGGTCAATCCTCGTTCGATTCCCGCTTATCAGGTGGCAAACCCCAACGTGGGCGTGAACTGTTGCGGCTGCTAACCAACACACTCCCCGATAACACCGGGTGAACCATCGGGGCAGGGGTAAGACACCTCTGCCCCTGATTTTTTAGGAGGAAAATACTATGGCTTGCAAAACAAGCTGCAAACTCTGCCCGCACTTGGTCATCAGTCAGGCAGTCACGTTTGCCGACGATACTCTGACCATCAACATCCCTGCTGGCGCATACCAGAACGGCGAAAAGTATTGCATTGTCGTTGCTCAGAGCTTGCCGGACACAACCACCATCAACGCACCTGTTGTCATTACCATAGGTGCGGGCACGACCGCATACCCTCTGACCGACTGCAACTGCGCTCAGGCGACCGCCGAAAGCATCCACACCCGCACCCGCTACGCTACCCGTGTGGCAACGTCTGCAACCGGCACTGGCACGTTCAAGTATCTTGGCTGCTTCTGCCGTTCCCACGCCGGTGCACCTGCGTCTATTTCCTAAGGAGGTATTAGATTATGGGCAAGACTAATTTTCGCCGCATGATGATGTTCCGTGACCACGACAAAGACCGTGAGCCGGAACGTGACCGCCTTGAGGAAGAGCGCGATCGCAGGGAGCGTGAGCTGGAACGCCGTCTGCGCAAGCTGGAAGACGGCAACGACCGCTATCCCTACTATCCGCAGGAAGAGAACCGCTACATCGACCCCTATCCTATCCCCCGCTACCCTAACGTAGAGTATGGGCGCAAGATGCCGCAGATTGGTTTCTCACAGAGCGGAGACTGGGACAAGCAGTCTGGGCAGTATGAGCATGGCGGTGCGGACGGCCGATCCATCAAGATGCCACGCAAGCACCTCACCCACGATGAAGCAGAGGAATGGTGCGACAGCATGGTGAACGCTGACGGCACAAAGGGCTGTCACTGGACGCTGGAACAGACGCAGGACGTTGCCAAACAGCGCAATATCGCCTGTGACCCGAACGATTTCTGGGCTATCATGAACATGATGTACTCGGATTATTGTCAGGTCGCAAAACGCCAGTCCGTTGACACTCCGGGCTTCTACGCTGACATGGCAAAGGCGTTCCTTGAGGACGCAGATGCCGCAGATGGCAAGGCATATCTCTACTGGGATTGCATTGCTGATAAGTAAAACAGAACCCCTGTGTAGTTTTTAACGGCTACACAGGGGTTTACTATTGAAAAAGCTAGGCGGGGTGACGGTTCCCGCATCTCCTAACGATGGGCGATAGCTGCCTGTTCTATCCTCTAGCGTTTTTCTCATTCCCAAAGCGTTGATTTTGACCTCATGTCAAACAAATCTTGCGGGGTAATTACAAGGCTCTTGTCGAGTTCTACCACACTGATAATGGAAAACTTGCCGGGAACTTCTCGCTCGATTCTTGCTTTTGCTTCTTCCTTACTGTTTGCAAACAAGACAAATGGAGCTTGAAAGTGTCTGCATTTTTCGTAATCATCGTACTGGATTTTGACCCAATAAAAGTTTTCGCCCCCTACTTCTTTCGGTGTTAAGTATTTTTTGACACTTGAGACATCGTATGTGCAATACCCGATACACTGCGGGTTTCCGTATTTCTCCATAAAATTGTCGTTCCCAATACGAGTTGCCAAAACCATGTGAACGTCTTTCCAACCAACACGGTCATCATTGACCGGTTTATCGTCCATAACAATATCATCAGGGTCTATCACTTTCTTGCCAACCGCCAAATTCCAATTATTTGCAATATAATGTGTCATCTGATACCAGTTGTCAAATGTTTTTACTTCTTTCATGGCATCTTCCAAAGAACCACGATGAGGTCTATAAACAATCATACGTCAATCCTCCAAGAAATCCTCTTGATTCAGAACTTGATTTACAATTCGTTCTGTACATTCTTTGATAACAGTAGATGCGGGGACGTGATCTTCATAAGCTATGTTTTCATATTGTGCTCCTGCATATTCAAAGAACCTTTTGGAAAGTATTTCTGCATCCGCACGGCACAACGGCTTTAATTCGTATTGCAACGGAAATCTTCTTGTAAGCGCAGGGTCAATCCTATCAAATCGGTTTGTCGTTCCGATAATGATAACATTGTTCGGCAATCTATCCATTTCTTGCATAATCGCAATAACCACACGGTTCATTTCCCCAACGTCATCTTTTTGCCCACGAGCCATTCCGACCGCATCTATTTCATCAAAACAAAGAACGCAAGGAACGGTTCTCACATAATCAAAAATTCTTGCAAGGTTAGATTGTGTTTGCCCTAAGTGCGAATCAACTAGACTTGAAAATTGAATCCTCAAAAACGGAAGTTTTGCTTTATGTGCGATATACCTAGCCAGCATGGTTTTTCCACATCCGCTTTGCCCATAGAGCATCAATGCCGGCAAATAAGGAATGCCCATTTCATTTAATTTTTCAGATGCTCGATAAATAGCAACGATTTTCTGCGTTATACTTTTTTCTTCGTTCCTAAGAAGGAATCTTGCTTCTGGAAATGCCCGCTGACCTTGTGGATGTCAATGTCCACCCGGCCAAGACTGAGGTGCGCTTTGCCCGGGAAAACGATATCTTTGACCTCGTTTATCACGCTGTCAAG